TATTTCTGTCGAGGCTCTCTCCGCTCTGAGCTATCAGGCGAAGTTCGCGGGCGTCACCCAGGAGGAGTTGCAGAACTCGCTCCGGGGTCTTGGAAAGGTCATATTCGAGTCGGTCCAGAACCCGACCTCTGACGCCGCTCGGATCTTCGAGGGTCTGCGGATCGAGTTGAAGGACTCGGAGGATCAGGTCCGCTCTACAGAGGACGTCCTCGCAGATCTCGCCGACGCTTATCAGAAGATGCCGGAGGGGCCTGCGAAGGTCGCGATCTCTATGCGCCTCATGGAAGAGGCGGGAACGAAGATGGCTCTGGTCCTGAACGACGGATCAGAGGGGATGCGCCGCGCGAAGGACGAAGCCCGGGCTCTCGGTCTGGTCCTCAGTGATGAGGACGCTAAGGCAGCTGCGGAGTTCAAAGACTCGATGGAGAAGCTCAAGGTTCACCTTGGGGCGTTCTTCAAGGTTGCCGTGGACTCGTGGCTGCCGACCCTACAGAAGATGTCCGAGGCATTCGAGGACCTGGCCCTTGGGATCCGGCACGCCTTCGGAGAGGGGACCATCCCGACCGAGGGGGAGGGGATCGCGGGTGAGATCTGGGACGCGTCGGCAGCCGTCATGGCCGCGCAGGTCAAGATCGACAAGTGGACCGCGAAGCTCGAGAAGGAGCGCCCCTGGGCGAGTGACGAATATATCAAGGAGCTCGAGGGATACCTCAAGGTCGCAAAGGAGAACCACAGGGTCGCAGAGTCGACAGTCGTCGCCCTCATGCAGCAGAAGGAGGAGCTCGCTCAGATCGCGCAGAACGCGGAGGGGGTCGGCGGCGAGGAGGGGCTCGAACTCATAGACCCGGCGGAACTGCGCCGAGTGGACGAACTCACGTCCAAGGTCGATGCTCTGCGGGGATCGCTGCTCACCGGAGCCGACGCGATCCGCGCCCGCTATAACGCGACACACGACCTTCTCGTCTCGTGGGGTGTTGCTACAGAGCAATGGGAAGAAGTCGCCAATCTGAACACCCAAGCGGTTCTCCAGATGCGGGCGGAGCTGGCAGCACTTGACAAAGAAGATCGGGCTCGCCGGCAAGCTGCCGCGAAGTCCGCCAGGGATGCGAACAAGGCGCGGCTTGCAGAGATCCAGCGTTACACCGACGAGGTCAAGAAGTCGTTCGAGGATCAGTGGGTCGATCGTCTCGATGGGATCGAGGCTGTCGACGCTGCGGAGCAGCTCGCGATAGGACGGGCGGAGGAGCGCGCTCAAGACCTGATCGACACCAAGGCCAGGACAGCGAGCGAGATCGCGGAGATAGAGAACGCCCTCGCCCTTGACCTTCTTCGGATCAGGGATGAGTTCGGAGACCGGCGAAAGGAAGCCCTCGACCTGATCAAGGAGGAGGAGAAGGAGGCGGCGGACTCGGTGGCGGAGTCCTGGCGCGAGGCTATGGAGGGGGTGCGGAAGGACTTCGACGACTCCGCTGACTTCGCATCCAAGATGGCTGGAAGTATCGACCGCCTGTTCTCGGAGATCGCCGCGAACGCTCAAGCGTCGATGTCCGAGACAGCAAGCAGGCTCGCCGAGCTGGATCGAATGATCGAGGAGGATCACAGGCAGAGCGTTCAGAGCTTCCTAGAGGCTGAGCGGGACGCGACGGCAGAGAGGCTTGGTGACCAAAAGGCGGGCGCTATGGCGATCTGGGCTATCCAGAAGGCCCTCGGACTCTCCGAGATAGCGATCTCCACGGCACAGGCTGCGATGGCGAGTCTCGTCTCTGGCGGCGGGACAACCCCGATAGGCCTCGGAATGATGGCGACTGCCCTGACGATCGGTGGGATCCAGATGGCGACGGTCGCCGCGCAACCTCCGCCGACCTTCCACGCTGGCGGCATGGTCTCCCTTGGTGCGCCCGACGAGATCAGCGCGCGCCTACTTCGCTCGGAGGCTGTGCTGAGCCCGCAGGGAGTGAGAGCAGCTGGGGGCAGCGATGGCGTTCGCCAACTCAACAGGGGCGGCACATCTTCAGCCCCGATCGTCACCGTGTTTAAGGTACGATCGCGCACCGTGGACGCGATGGTCTCGGACAACCTACGCACCAAGCAGGGACCATTGGTCGACGCACTCCGCGCCGCCCAGCCCCGAGCCTTGGGGCGGCATAATCCGTACTCGGGGACCTGATGACCGAATTCGTCAAAGACAGGTATCAAGGGATCTTGATCCCCGATCCGCGCTTTGGGCTCGACAACCTGACGAGCAGCACCCACGCGACGGCGCCGAGCAGCTATTCCCAGGTCACCGCGAAGCCAGGGATCCCAGAGGCGCAGCAGTCGACGAGGATGGTCCTTCAAACCAGCGGAGGCCAGAGCGCGAACGGATCGGTCGAGGTGATGTCGGCGCGAGCTGGACACCCCGGGCTCGAGCGGGCCGGCTATCTCTGGTCAGACGAAGCCGCGGAATCCGACAAGTACGGATGGGACGGACCCCAACTCCTCTCGGGCTGGGAAACTCTCTTCTGGTCTGACGACGCCTCCGAGCTGTCGGCCTATCCCGACGTGATCCGACTACAGTCGGGCAAGCTGCTAGCCCTCGGACTCCAGCACAAGACCACGTTCGCCCAGACCGTCAGCATCTACGATCCGACGACGACGCCCGGCAGCGGGTGGAGCACGGCGGGAACCCTGACCCCGGACAGCGCCACAGCCCAGAAGGGACCGGCCCTCTGCCAGCTTCCAAGCGGGCGCGTTCTCGCGTACATCGCCTCGGGGGATCAGGTCGACGTGTACTTCTCCGACGACGACGGGGCGAACTGGGAACCCTACTCGTTCCGCTGTCTTGATACGAAGATCAGCAACGACGACATCCGGCAGATGCGGGCGATCTATAGCGGGGGCGAGGTGCTCTTGGTGATCCAGTTCGAGGACGGCGCGTCCAAGTCGAACTGTGCCCAATATGCGAGCGATGACCTCGGCGGGCGGTTCACCCAGGTAGAGGACGACTGGGTAACGAATGGGAGCGAGGAGGTGCTCGCGATCAATCTAGTGGAGGTTGACGGAGCCTTCCTGATGACCTACCACTCCGACCCCGCGGCGGGCTCGAACAAGTACTTGAGCCGGCGGATCGGATCGGCATACGACCGACTTCTCTTGGCGACCGCTGTCGACATCTACAACGGGATGGTTTCCGTCACCAAGCCGGGGTGCGCCTCGTGGCGAGACGATAGCGGCGTAGTGTTCGCTCTGGTGAGCCGAGATGTCTCGGACGATGACCTCCACCCCGTCCGCAGCGACGACGGGGGCGACACTTGGTCGACCTTCTCCGAGGCGGCGTACTTCTCGGGCGACACTGCCGAGGCGAGGCTTGACACCTACGCGGCGGCGTCCAGCGCGGGCCAGGTCGTGGTTCTCAGTAGGTGGACGGCGGACAGCTCAGACGAAGATCCGCAGTCTCTCGGCGTCGTCTACCTTGGCGGCTTCTCGACTCACACCGGGCCGGCGGCTCACGGGACGGTGAACTTCCAAGACACCGACTACGTCGCCTTCAACAAGAACACGAGCACGAGCACGGGCGGGGGTGGCTATCTTCCGATCGTGGATCCGCGGCGCGTGGGGTGGACGGCGAGCGGCGCCGGGGCCGACGATCTGGCGAGTAGCGTTCTGAAGATCGACACGACAGCGAACACCCGGTACTTCTTTCGCGAGTTCAGCAGCGGGAACGAGCAGGAGGACGTATTCGCCGAGATAGGGGTCTCGGTCGACGCGGGATCGGGATCGCTGACGGACACAGATGTCGGGTTCCTGATCAGGATCTCTGATGCCTCCAGCTTCAAGTACGAGATCGCAGTCTGCATAGCCGACTCGGGCTGGGCGCTCCGGGACATCACGGCAGGGGCTCAGATCGGATCGGCGATCACAGAGGACATGACAAAGCGGTTACATATCCGCATCGCGATGGACAAAGGGAACGTCAAGACCTGGTATGCCCGTCGCGACCAATTCAGGGAGTGGACCGAGGGTCCTGGGGGCGCCGTGTCCGACGCGGGCGCAAACGCCGACAACTCCCGGGTGACGTTCGGAAATCACAAGACGGGGAGCGACGTCTCGCGATGGGGCTATGTGGGCTACTGCTTCTGGCCGGGACGATGGGCTCCGACCTCCGCGGGCTTCGCGGACTCGTGGAGCACCCCGGGAGATCTACACCCGCGGAGCTTCAGTACACAGCCGTCCGAGATCTTCGACAACGTGAAGATCGCAGCGGTCGCCGGCCCGACGAGATACAAGGAGAGGTGGCAGATCGACGCGGACTACTCTCACCCCCTCAGGAACGTCTTCCCGTCGGTGGCTCAGAGCCCCCGGGCGGCGTGGAGATCGAAGGACGCGACGGAGCAGATCATTGCTTGGGACATCTCCGAGCTCGCCTATGGTCACCTCGAGAACCACAGCTTCGGGGTTGTCCTCCTGGGGATCAACTTCAAGACCGCATACCTTGAGAAGTACGCGGCGGGCTGGACGACCCTTTGCACGATCAACGCCGCCGAGGGCTTCACCTCTCTGAGGTTCGAGCGGAAGGGGGAGACCGTCTATCCTGAGACCGGAGGGGGGGCTCACAAGGCGGGGCGCTACATCATGTATCAGGAGTTGGAGGGCGGGACCTTCGTCGACTCCACGAACACGAAGTACAGGAAGATCGAGAAGAACTCCGAGGGCGCGTGGACGGAGGAGGCCGCGAAGCACCCGACGATCTTCCTCGAGGGCGCCGACGACACCGAGGCGACGAGCGGAGACTGTGAGATCTGGGCGCCGAGCGCCGCGGGGATCGCCCACTCCCAGTCACCGACCGCCCGCTATTACCGACTGAGGATCCCAGCCCAGACGACTGCGGACGGTTACTTTGAGATCGGCCAAGCCCTGATCGGCCCGCTCGCGATCTTCGGGACACAATACGCGAGGGGGCGGCAGGTCGTGACGCGGGCCAACTCTGAGATCTTCACGCTCCCCAACGGATCTTCAGCAGCTAGCCGAATGGGTCCTGCGGCGCGGGAGGTCGAGTTCTCGTGGACGGACGGAGTCGACGCGACACAGATTAACAAGGACGACCCGGTTCCAGACTATGTAGCGGCCAGTGCAGCCGGCGGCGGGATCGCCTCGGTGAAGGATTCTATCTATCTGATGGATGGGCTGCTCCGACGGCAGGGCGGGGCGGTCTCTCCCGTCGTTTACTTTGCCCGGATCGCGCCGGAGTCTACAGACGACCAGACCAACAACCCGAGGCATTACGTCTACGGGAGGATCACGTCTGATCACTCTCGCCAGAACATCCTCGGCGACGAAGAGAAGACCGACGTAGATCGGCTCGGAACGATCACGATCTCTGAGATCGTGTAGCCCATGGCGTTTAGCCTCTCCGACCTCATCGGCAAGGACCTCGTCTGGCTCCTTGACCTCTCCTTTGCGGGGGAGACCTTCTATCTCTCGAAGGATCACGAGGAGGGGACCTTCGACGGGACAACCTACGGATACAGACCCGGGCTCGACTGGGGCGGCGTACTCGAGGACCAGATCGATCTACTCACTGACGCCCCGAGCCCCAATCAGGTGAGCCTGACTCTCTACCTTCAGGACCTCATAGACGTCCCCCAGGCTGTCGCCGACGGTCACGACCTGGCAGCCGCGACGGGGAAGCTTTATCTCTGGGCGCGAGGCACCGCAGAGCGACTCTTGATCATCGACGGGAGGGTAACCGATCCTAGCTACGGGTCGAGCTCCCAGCCGGTAACCCTCGGGCTCGAGGAGAACGCCTTCGACGATCGCGCCCTCTTTCCTCCGGCTCTCGCCCAGATCACTTCGACGACCTGGCCCAGCGCGAGGGACTCGGTCGACCTCGAGAGGTATCCTTGGATCTTCGGGCACCCGGGAGACGGGGCAATCTACGGAAGCCCGGGACTGTGGATCAATACGGACACGCTCTTGATCGCGGGGCATCCCGTCACGACCGGGACGGGGAATACCGTAGTCGTTCGGAACTCAACGGACGCGACCAGCCTCACCCCGACGATCACGGCGAGCGAGGACGGCCTCGGGCTTGACGTGACCGTGGTCGATATCTCCGCAATGTCTGGCAGCGATGAGGAAGACGAGTATTGGATCGAGTGGTCGACCAGCGGAGCCGGGGGTATCGCAACCCACGACGGGACGGTATGCCGCGGGGCGGGTGACGTCCTTCGGTTTATGATGGAGCAGAGCGCGGTCCGTTGGGACCAGGGGCGGATCGCTGCAATCGTCCCGGCGCTGAACCTCTACAAGATCGACTGCGCGATCGTCGCCAGCCCAGCCCGACGGTTCTCTCCCCTTCAGTGGATCCGAGAACAACTCGTCCCGATCCTGCCCATCTCGGCGAGGCAAGGACCCGAGGGCCTGTACTTCGCGCTCTTCCGTTATGACGCCTCCGCCGCCGACGCTATCGACTCGATCGACGTTCAGCTGCTCGAGGCGTCCAGGGAGGGCGCGGTCGCGTATAGCTCGCCCGACGAGATAGCTAACGAGATCCGCCTCTCCTATGCCCCCTACGCCAAGGAGGACAAGCCGGCCCGGACCTTTGTCCTGACTGGCGACGACGAGACGCTGGCGCAGAACTCCAAGGCAGTGAGTAACCTCGCGTGCCGCATCAGCCGGGATCGCTTCGGGCTTCGAGAGAAGGAGGTCACCGCCTCGGCTATTTATGACAAGCCGACAGCCGGGAGGATCTGCCACTGGCTCGCCTCCGCCTACGCCCTTCCGTCGAGGACGATCGCTTACAGTGCGGCTCCGAAATATGGTTATCTCGCGCCGGGAGATGTGGTAACTCTCACCGACGAAGAGATCGCGGCAACGGATCTCGTGTGTCTCGTGGACTCGGTGACGTGGAGCGAACAAGGATCGGTGGGGCTGATCCTAAGAGCGATCGACAACCCGGCTCGCGAGACTTTTTAGTGCAACCCGAAGCCCCTCACCTGTAGGTTAAAGCATGAGCGCGGTTCAGATCCTCGAACAACTCCCGACGATAATCCTCATCGTAGGAGGCTATGCCCACTTCTACTCGATGGGGCGCGAGCTGCGAACGAGCACGAGGAGGATCGAGGTAATGCTCGCCCAGCACACTCACGACGACGACGGTCGAGTCCGGGTGCCGGTCACCAATGGAACCGGAGCCGCCGCCGACGCATGAGCACGATCCGCCGAGGAAGTCGCGGCGAGCTGGTCAAGTCTTTTCAGAGGTTCCTGATCGGCCGCAATGCGATGGAGCCCCCAGCCGACGGGATAGCCGGAGCCCTCACCGACCAGGGGATCCGCATCTTTCAGGGGGCTGCCGGCCTGACGGTCGACGGGATCGCCGGGCCGAAGACCCAGGCCGCGGCGAAGGAGAGGGGCTGGGATCCAGCCAACACGATCCCCGAGATGGTCGCCCAGGTCGCCACGTCCCTAGGCATCGAGCCCGAAGCACTCGAAGCCCTGCGCCACGTCGAGACCGGATCGCGCAGTCGGCCAGACCTGACCCGCTTCGAGCCCCACGTCTTCTTGAGGAAGCGGCCAGACCTGAAGGGGCAGATCCCCTACACTCGAGGATCTCGCGGAGCGTGGAGCACCACGGCAGCAGAGACCAACCGCGCCGCATTCGATCACGCCTTCAGCCTCGCACCCCAAGACGCTATCGAGTCCACGAGCTGGGGGCTCTGGCAGGTCATGGGCTGGGCTCTCCTCCGCCACTGGCCCGACCCCACAGAAGCAACGCTGAACTTCTTCGCCTCGCCGGAGGCTGTGTCCTATGCCGTCTTCGCTACCTGGGTGCGGGAGAACCCTAGGTTCCTCAGCGCGATCCGTGATAAGGACTGGGTGAGAGTCGCCAGGATTTACAACGGCAACGGACCAAACGTCCTCCGCTATTCGTCCGCAATGCGGGAGGCATACGCTAGGATCGCCGGGGCTGAATGAGGAATCAGCGAGCCGAAGACGTCGCGGTCTTCCTGTGCCTGATCGCTTTGGTCGTCGGCCTGTTGATCGCTCGGTCTTGCCTGGGGATGGGACCCCAGGACGGACGACCAACCACGCCCCCCGAGAGCTTCTACCAGTGAGGAACTATGGAGCAATTCGCAAGTAAGAAACTCGCAGTTACGATCCTGATCGTGCTCCTCGTCGCCGCGTCTGACGTGTTCGGGTTCCAGCTCGAGGACAAGACGATCGAGGCAATCATTACGATGGGCCTCGGGCTCGTCGGGGGTCAGTCTCTCGTCGATGTCGCGGGGGCTATCCGGTCAGGCCGGAAGGTCGCGGCAGTGGCAGAGGAAGTGGAGGGATCGATCGATGGGTGACAGAGAGAAGAGGCTCGCTCGAGAGCGGGTCGCCGCAGGTTGGATCCAGAAGAATC